TTTGATTTTTGACCATAACGATATGCTCTGTCCTCGGCTTGCGCATGTTCTGCGGGAACAAAAGATAAGTCGTTCATAATAACCGCTTCTGCTCTTGTTAGAGTTAAACCAACTCCAGCCGCTTTTAAATTTCCAACAAAGACTTTAATTTTTTCATCATTTTGAAATAAGTCGACGGCTTGTTGACGAACTGAATTAGAACAACTTCCATCAAGATAAACTGATTGTTTTCCAAAATGATGGTTTATTGTCTGAAGTGTGTCTGTGAAGTTTGTAAATATAATAACTTTTTTTCCTTGATCTATTATGTTTTCAGCAAACTCAATAGTTTGTTTTGTTTTTTCATTAGCAATTACTTTTCTAACTTTCATTAACTTTGAAAACTGAACCGTAAGTGATGATGACTCTTCAGGGTTTTTATCATACCAATCATAATAATCACCCATAAGTTCTTCGTATTCTTTTGATTTTAATCTTAAATAAACTGGTGTTATAATTTTATCAGGTAGATCTAAGACATCTTCTTTGAGTCTTCTTAATATTTGTTTTGAAGTTCTATCTCTTAATTCTTCTAAATTAGACGCTCCCGATACATTCCATACTTTTCTTTTTCCTGCAGTAAACTGAAATCCCTGACAATAACGTATTGCATACGCCTTCCAATTTTGAGCAACAGGACTTTCTATTATGTTTAATAGATTATAATAATTCATAGGTCGAGATGTCATTGGTGTTCCTGTTAACAACCAAACTTTATCTATTTTTTTTACAAAACTATTTATAATTTTTGTTCTTTGAGCCTGACCATTTGATATCATGTGGGCTTCATCAAGTATTACTAAATCAAAATTAGATTTTTCTAATAAAGAATTTTCTTTTTCTTTTGTATCATGAAAGTTTTTTAAAATGTCATAATTTATTATTACAAAATCATGGTCGGTTGAAAATTTTTTTCCTTCTGCAATAAAAACAGGTCTATTAGAATAATTTTCGATTTCTCTTTGCCAATTTATTTTTAAAGATGCGGGACAAACAATTAATATTTTTTTTGCGTTTGTTTCTAACGCAGCAATAATTGTTGATGTAGTATTATGTGTTACTATACAGTGTTCCGTTACATATAATTTATCAGGTGCGTCAACCGATATACAAACACTTTCTTCAAAACCAACTTTTTCAATATTTTTAATATATCTACCTGTTGGGTATTTTTTTGGTTCAATATATTTGTTAGCTTTTCGTTTTAATCTAAACGGATTCATACCATTCGGTAATTTAATATTAACTCTATATGATAACTTACCTTTCTTTTTTTCATCCTTATATGTATAAGTTGGTATGCGAGTTTTGACTCTTGCTACACCCCCTAATGTTTGTACCAATTCAACAACATCATCACAAAGTTGTTTTGAAATAGTGCTAAATTCGGTTCCTAAAAAAGTTTTATTTCCGTTAAACATACAATGCCCGTCAGTATCCATTAATCCTTGTAGAATTGCTAATCTATTTTCAATCGATGAATATTTGTATATTTCTGGAATAAATTTATTAATTGACCTAGTGTGTTCAATACCTAACTCATATAAAGATACCCCCACATTAATAGTTCCAATCCTTTTATTATCTTGTGGTTTATTTTCTTTTAAATTTAATAAGGCAAATAAATCATCATAATCATCTTTATGGACTGAAAATCTAATGTTTTTTTTATTAAATGAACCATCACCCAACCCAAGTCCTAACAAATAAGGGTCAATCGGAAGATTATCATTTCGTTCAAATTGTATTGGTTTCACGATTGGGATTTGCCATTTATTATTTCCGTTTGGCAATTTATAGTAGGTTTCAATTTCATATTTTTTATTTTTGTTAGAGTTAATACCTTTAACTTTAATTTTACCTCCCTCATACATTTGTTTTGTTGATAAAACTAATGATTTTTTTTGTCTTTCGTTTTTTCGATTGTTGCTATAATTTGGGGATGAAACAGACCATAAATGTTCGTCTCCGGATAAAATTGAAAATCCATCGTTGAATGTAATTTTATAGGTTTCCTTTATGCCTTGTGGGAATACACCAATTACATTATGAGCTTTGCCATCGCTACCAATAACCTTATCACCAATTTTTATATTACCAATTTTTTTAGTGCCTGTAGGTGTATAAACAGGTGTATTAACAGGTAAAAACTTACCAAGACCCATGTCGTCTGCCAAAATAAATCTTTTAGACCCTGCAAGTTTTTCAATTGCCACTTTTTGGTGATCTAAAGGAGGTCTATGTGAATATTTTGAATAATCGACAGAAACACTTTTTACATTATGTGTTTTTATAATTGCTGATTTTGGAATCCAAAACTCTGATAGATTATCTTTTTCAAAAAATTTAGCCCAAACATGGTAAGATTTTTCTTTTTCGACTAATAATTTTTCTATATAAATTTCTTTGGGGGTTTCTATAAAATATTTTTCTTCTGCAAATTTCTTGGCAAAATAAGTATCTAACTCAACCCATTTTCTTGCAACTTTTGGAATGGTGTTAAAATGATTAACAATGTATTCTGCTTGTGTCCTTGTTGGGAAAAATTTCGAAAAAGATTCTTTTTTGTTTTTTAAATATAATATATAGTTATTCGATCCTGAATAAAGTTCAAGAATTTCTAAAGATTTGTGTTCTATCAAATTTTGTGCAAACAAAACTTTTTGAGTAAAAAATAAGAAATTTTTAATATTTATCAATAAAAGGAAATGGATAAAAGAATTCCAATAAATAGATTAGGAAAGTTTTTTAGCGAAAAAGATTTTAATTTAGAGATTTCTATGGGTCAAGAGTGGTTACTTGGTGACATGAACTACACTTGTGTTCTATATAGAATTGATAGAAATAAAATTAAAACAGATGACGTTTATGGTGAAACTGTTCAGGACGGAATAATTTTTTTACCTCCGATTGAATTTAATGCTTACGTTGGAATTGCTGCTCCAACAAATTCTTTGTTAGGAAGTACTAAGGTTGACCAAGTCGAACCAGGAAACATAACAATCTCTGTTTATCTTAAAACTTTAAAAGACCTTGATATTGAAATAAATTATGGTGATTACGTTGGTTATTATGATAATGAAAACTTTGTTAGATATTACACTGTTGTAAATGATGGTAGGGTAAACTCAGATATAAAACATACTTATAAAGGGTATAAACCTTTTTATAGAACAATAATTGCGGCTCCTGTTGGCCCTAATGAATTTAAAGCATTATAATGGCATTACCAAATAAAATAAAAAAAAATATTCCTTTGAAACAACCTGTATCTCCTTTCCAAAGAAGAGAAGAGTTGGCAAATTTGTTATCAGAAAAAGGAACTTTTCTTCCAAAAAGTTTATTACATGCTGATTTAGATAGTGGATTTTTAGAATTTGTAAAAAATGAATTATCTATTAGTGTATCTGGTGTAAAAATCCCAATAGTAGATATTTTAATAACTACTCAAAATTGGTCTCAATTTGTAGAAACATGGGATTTTCAAAATTTAGATAAAAATTTAGAACCTCCATTTATTGTAACTGTAAGAACTCCTGAAGTTAAATTTGGCGACCCATCAATCAAGTATAATATACCAAATAGAAAATTATATCATTATGCTCAAGTACCAACCTGGGATGGACAAAGACATGGTATGGACGTTTACAAAATTCCTCAACCTGTTCCAATATTGATAACATATAACGTTATTATAGTTTGTAACAGAATGAGAGAATTAAATCAATTTAATAAAAAAATAATAGAAAAGTTTTCTTCAAAACAAGCATATCAATTAATTAATGGTCATTATATACCAATAGTATTAGACACTATTAGCGATGAATCAATTATGGATTTAGAAAAAAGAAAAATGTACATTCAAAAGTATACAATGACTTTACAAGGATTTTTATTAGATGAAGATGAGTATGAAGTGTCTCCAGCAATAGTAAGAACATTTCAAGTATATGAATTCAATGATAAAGTAAAAAGTAAAAAGAAAAAGAAAAATGAAAATTTACCTTCAGATTTAAGTATTACTTTTGTACTTGGAATTAACTCCGTCGAACTAAAATCAGATTACACTACCGATATGAATATTTCAAATACTCAAAATGTCAAGGAATTCGAGGTGTATATAAATAACAATTTTTACGGAACTGACCTTACAAAAATTCAAGTAAATTCTGGAGATTTATTACGTTTTGAAGTTGTTAAAATAAATGATCAAGAAGCTTCCCAAATATTGATACAACAAAAATTAATTTAATTTTCTCCATATATATCTTTTTTTTCTTTACATTTTTCTAAAATTAAGTTTTCAAGAAATTTGTACATTTTAATTCCTCTTTTGTCACAATATTTTTTTAGGACATCATGAACATTAATGTCTATTTTTAAATTTTTTATTTTTTTTATATCCTTTGACATATTTTTAGAAAAAAGGCAGAAAAAAATCTTACCAAAATATAAATACTTTTTATAATGTAAAGTTTTTGAAGTTTTTTAAAGTATTTATAGTAAAAATAAATTTTTTAAAAAATATAATTTATATGGCAACTAATAGTAAAGTTTTTGTATCACCTGGCGTTTACACATCTGAAGTGGATTTGAGTTTTGTCGCTCAAACTGTTGGGGTTACTACATTGGGTATTGTAGGAGAAACAATAAGTGGTCCTGCATTTGAACCAATTTTTATAAAAAATTATAATGAATTTGAATCAATTTTTGGGCCTACTTTACCTGAAAAGTTTGTAAATACCCAAATTCCAAAGTATGAAGCGGCTTATATTGCTAAGTCATATTTACAACAATCAAATCAATTATTTGTAACAAGAATCTTAGGATTATCTGGTTATGATGCTGGTCCATCATGGTCAATTGTAACAAGTGCAAATGTAGATCCTAAAACTGTTAATTTTTATTGTGAAGAACCAACAATTATTAATTGTAAACCAGATTGTAATAATATTTTAACATCAGGATTCACTGTAGATTTTACAGGTTGCACTAACTCTCAAAATTCTATTTTATTTTTAGATAGTTTTCCTCCTGAAATAGAATCAATATTGACCGTTCCTTATGAAAATTTCAATGGAAGTTCTAATACTCTTGATGAAGACCATAAATCATTTGTTTATGGAAGAATATTAGACCCTTTATCTCAAGCAACCGCAATTAATTATTTTGGAACCATAGATGGTGAGGATTATGATTTGTTAACAGGATACACAGCACAAACGAATGTGTTTAATGTTCCTTCAGTTTCTAGTAATTTAACAAACTATTCATCACCATTTAACGATGCTTGGTATTATGCTCTCTTTTCTAACATCAATAATGGTTTATATTCTGGATTTTCTTATTGGACAGTAGTAACAGGTATTACACATATAAATCCAGTAACTACAACAACAACAATAATACCTACAACAACAACCACAACAACAAACCCTTGTGCAACACCAACACCAATAGTACCAACAACAACCACTACAACAACAATAACTGATTGTTATTCAGGTAGTGTTGTTGGTATGGTTTATTATTATACAGGAAATTCATATACTTTATATGATGACTTAGTTGTTGCAACTTTAAGGTCAAGGGGTATATCAACTTATTCTACTGACGAAAACCCAACTTTCCAAATTACAGGTGTTACTGATGTAACAATGAATTGTACTGGTGAATACAGTGGAGTTACTAAAAATCCTTTTTCTACATTTGTTATAAATGCTAAAGACAGATTAGGAACAAATTTTTCTTTTGAAGCTTCTTTTAGTATCAGTGAAACTTCTTATTTGACAAAAGTTTTTGGTGTTTCTAATTTTCAAAAACCTAGAAATATTGTTCCTTTATTTGTTGAAGAAACTTTTCAAACACTTCTTACTTATTCCTATAACAAAGGTTATATAAGAGGTTTAAAATGTAATTTTATTGAGTTACCTGATTCTCAAAGCGCAGACCCAACTTCTATTTCTTGGTATCTTGAAAAATATCAATCACCTTCTTCCCCTTGGGTTGTTTCAGAAGTTAGAGGAAACAAAGTTTACAACTTGTTTAAGTTCTACACAATTTCTGATGGTGATAATGCTAATTTTGAAGTAAAAATTTCTATAACTAATATATCTTTCAATAATTTAAATTTTGATGTTTTAGTCCGTGATTACTACGATACTGATGCTAATCCCGTTGTGTTAGAAAAATTCACTAATTGTTCAATGAATCCAAATGAAAATAACTTTATCGCTAAAAAAATTGGTACGTTGGATGGTGAGTTTGAATTAAAGTCTAAGCGTATAATGCTAGAGATGAATGAGGACGCACCAATTGATTCATTACCTTGTGGTTTTGATGGGTATAATTTTAGAGAATATGCAGGTGCTAAATCTCCTTTTCCTATTATAAAAGCTAAGTATGATTTTCCAGGAGAATTAGTTTTTGACCCCCCCTTTGGTTTACCTTCAGGAAAAGATGATGCTATTTTATCTAGTGGAGATAATGTAAGAAAAACTTATTTAGGATTTTCAACAAGTGCCGATTATGGATATGATCCTAACTTTTTTAAATATTTTGGTAAAAGGAATCCTATAAATTCTTGTTTCGCTATTGAATCTTCTGATTGGAACTACAGAACTGCAGGTTTCCACATGGATAAAAATGCTAGCGGTATTACATTACCTGATGTATTCTCATCAAGTGGACAATCAAGATTTATTTGTGGTTCAGGATCATTTAGTTCAGAACCAGATTTAGATACTAATCCTTACTATAGGTTAATTTCTAGAAAATTCACATTACTTGTACAAGGAGGATTTGATGGATGGGATATTTATAGAGAATTTAGGTCAAACAAAGACGAGTTTCAGTTAGGTAGAAGAGGATATTTAAAAGGTTCTTGTCCTACAAATAGATATCCAAATGCAACAGGTTGGGGAGCATTTAAACAAATAACTGTAGGTTCAGGTACTGAAAATTATGCTAATACAGATTATTACGCATACCTTCTTGGGATCAGCACTTTTGCAAACCCTGAAGCAGTTAACATTAATTTATTTGTAACACCTGGTATTGATTATGTTAATAATAGTAATCTTGTTGAGTCTGCAATATCAATGATTGAAGAACAAAGAGCAGATTCTTTATATATTGTTACGACTCCAGATTATAATATGTTTTTACCAACGGTAACTGGTGTGGATGGTTTAATTTATCCACAAGAGGCAATAGACAATCTAGGAGAAGCAGGATTAGATTCAAATTACACAGCAACTTATTATCCTTGGGTTTTAACTAGAGATACAGTAAATAATACACAAATTTACATACCACCTACCGCTGAAGTTACAAGAAATTTAGCATTAACTGATAATATCGCGTTTCCTTGGTTTGCTGCGGCTGGTTACACAAGAGGTATTGTAAACTCAATAAAAGCAAGAAAAAAATTAACACAAGAAGACAGAGATGTATTATATATTGGTAGAATTAATCCTATTGCAACTTTTTCGGATATTGGTACTGTTATTTGGGGTAATAAAACTTTACAAGTTAGACAATCTGCTTTAGATAGAATTAATGTTAGACGATTACTATTACAAGCAAGAAAATTAATATCTGCAGTTTCAGTTAGATTGTTGTTTGACCAAAATGACGATAAAGTTAGACAAGATTTTTTAAATTCTGTAAATCCAATTTTAGATGGTATCAGAAGGGACAGAGGTTTATATGATTTTAGAGTTACTGTTTCTTCAGATCCTGAAGATTTAGATAGAAATCAATTGACAGGTAAAATTTATATAAAACCAACTAGATCACTCGAATTTATTGATATTACTTTTTACATAACTCCAACGGGAGCTTCTTTTGAAAATATTTAATATAAATTAAAAAAAGGGGTTAATAATTGACCCCTTTTTTTGTTTAATGAATATTTATATTTAAGTTTAATAAAAATATGGACAAAAACATAACGGAATATAGTATTCCAACTGTTTATTATTCTTTAGATTGGGATGATAACATTATGAAAATGCCAACCAAAATATATTTAATTGATGATGATGGTAATCAAGTTGGTATGGATACTCACGAGTTTGCTAAATATCGTTCTAAAGTAGGGGTTGAATCTTTTTATTATAAAAATCACAAAATTGTAGGATTTGCACCAAACTGTTTATCGGAATTTAAAGAAGAAGGAAGCCTTCAATTTTTGATTGATATAGAAACGGCACAATTAGTTAATAGCGGATGGGAAAAATTAAGATACTCTATAAACAATGGTATTATTTTTGCGATTATTACAGCACGAGGACATTCCCCAAATACATTAAAAAAAGCAGTGTCTAAATTAATAGAAATGGAAAGAGGGGGAATAAGTAAACAAGAATTATTAATCTCATTGAGAAAATTCAGGAATTTAAAAAAATTAAATCAAATGAATAATGCTGAATTAATTAGAGATTATTTGAATAGATGTTTTTTTGTACCTGTAAGTTATGGGTCGGATGATGCTATTTCACCGGAAATAAAAAAAAATTATGCAAATCAAAAATTCTACGAGTATGTTACTAATCTATCTTTAAAATTACAAAAAAAAATAATGTTACAAAATTCAATTAAAAATAAAGGATCTGTAGAAAATGGAGATTTATTTATTTTACCTGAGTTACATTTTTTGGATGATGATGAAAAAAACATTTTAAGTGCAAATAAATTTAAAAAAGAACATGGTTTGGATAAATTAAGAGTTTTTTTAACGAAAAATGATATTGAAAAAGAAATAAATGAGCATATTAGAAAAAAAAAGTTAATTTATAATTATTATAAGTAATATATTATTTTATAAAAAACAAAAGTAAATAGAAAAAAAAAATTATCATAATATTTATAATAAAAATAAAAAGAAAAAAAACAAAATTATGGCCGATTTATTAATGAAAATGCCTATTCCCTATGAACCTAAAAAGAAAAACAGGTTTATTTTAAGGTTTCCATCATCATTAGGAATTAATGAGTGGTATGTACAAACAGCATCTAGACCCAAAATAGATATTACATCAAATCCTATTAAATTTTTAAATACTGAAACTTATGTTGCTGGTTCATTTAAGTGGAATTCTATTTCAGTAAAATTATTAGACCCAATCGGACCTTCTGCTGCTCAAGCTATGATGGAATGGATTAGAACAATAGCAGAATCAGTAACTGGTAGGATGGGTTATGCTGCGGGTTATAAAAGAAACGTTGATCTAGAAATGTTGGACCCAACCGGAGTAGTCATAGAAAAATGGATTTTGGTAAACGCTTTTCCAACGGGAGCCGATTTTGGTGGTGTTGGTTACGATACTGATGGTTTAGCTGAAATTTCTTTTAGTTTAGTAATTGATAGAGCAATATTGGTATACTAACATATTTACTATTGAAAAAAATTTGTTATTTTGTTTTAAACAAACAATACTATGGAAAATATGTCGGCTATAGATTACGGTCAATCTAATTTTAATTTACCTCACGATGTTATAAAACTACCAACAAAAGGAGTTTTTTATAAAAATAAAAAATCTTCAATAAAAGTTGGGTATTTAACCGCCACAGACGAGGATATACTTATAAGCGCTGTAAACAATAAAAATTTTCTATCACAACTGTTAAGAACTAAAATATACGAACCAGATTTAGATGTTAATGAAATGTTGGAAGGAGATATACAAACAATTTTAATATTTTTAAGAAACTCTTCATTTGGTCCTGATTATACTGTTTCTCTTACAGACCCAATAACAAATAAACAATTTTCACATACCTTTGTTATTGATAGTTTGACTTTTAAAAAAACTGAACATTTTGCAGATGAAAATGGACATTTTATTACAAAACTACCTAAAACAGGAAAAACAATAAAAATAAAACCATTAAATTTTGGAGAAAAAGAAGAAATACAAAGACAGATTGATTCATATCCTGTTGGTATGGTTCCACCTCAAACTTTATGGAATTTCACAAAACAAATAATTGAATTAGATGGACAAAGTGACAAAGTTAGTATAATAGAATTTATTAAAACTATGCCATTTGCAGATTCAAAATATATTAAAAAATTTTTAGATGACAATGAACCAGGTTTAGACCTATCAATTAATACAAAAGCCCCGTCTGGAGAAAACGTTTCGACAAAGATATCGTTTGGGGTTGAGTTTTTTCGGCCTTTCTTCTAACTACCAAAAAAATTTAATAGAACAATATATATTCTTATCTAAGAGTATTGGAATGTCATATCAAGATTTTTATACAATACCAACATATAAACGACTCTATATCATTGAAAAACTAACCGAACAAAAAAATGGTTGGAATTGATATTTATAAATAAAAAAAAAGAATGTCAACTGGAAATACTTTTATAGAGTCAAGTTATGCTATATTCGGTGATGTAAAGGATGCTTTACAAAAAAACCTAACAGAAATTAGAAAAACTGTCATAGAAATTGATGGTCAGTTTGGTAAAGTTGCCAGTTCAATAGGAATAGGACGAGATCAAGCACTTCTTTTTAAAAAAACATTAACAGATAATTTATCTGAAGTAACTAGATTAGGTGGTAATGTTGATCAAATTGTAACACAACAGACATCATTAGCAGAAACTTTTGGAAGAACAATAGCACTTAACTCTGAATATACAGATGACCTATACGCTACTACACAAGTTACAGGAAAAAGTGCAAAAGAACTTTTTGAAGCTTATGCGAATGTTGGAAAATCAGTTTACCAAGTCAGTGATGACATGGCGGGTATTGTACAAAACATGCAAATGATAGGTGTTAATGCAAAAGCCGTTACAACCGCAGTCGTTACTAACATGGACGCTTTAAGTAAATTTAACTTTCAAAACGGAGTTAATGGTTTAGCCGCCATGGCGGCTCAATCGGCAAAACTAAGAGTAGACATGAAAACAGGTTTAGATTTTGCAGAAAAACTTTATGACCCAGAAGCCGCACAAGACTTTGTGCAAAACATTTCAAATTTAGGAATACAAACTTCATCAGCTTTAAAAGATGTAAATCAAGTTAGATATTTGGCTCTAAACGACCCAATGAAATTACAAGAAGAGTTGGCAAAATCATTATCAAAAATGGTGGATGAAACAGGCAGTATAAACGCAATTGGAAGACAATATATAAAACAAATTTCAAGTTTTACAAGTATGCAAGAAAAAGATCTTCAAAACATGGCAATTTCATATAACCAAATTGAAGATAAGCAAAAAGCAATTAATGAAGCAGGAATTAAATTTACCGACCCAAAAGAAATGGAAAGGTTAGAAAATATTTTACAAAAAGGTAAAAGTGGTGAAATGGAAGTAAAATTTTTAAGTACAACTGGAGACGAAATAACAAAAGCGGTAAAAGACCTTACATCAAGAGAAAAAATAGATTTAGAAGTTTATTTAAAAAAACAAACAAAAGCAATTGAAGAACAGACTACCGATGATAAAACAGGACAAGTTACATTAAAAGATTTGGCATTTATACAACAAGGAATTGGAGAACAATACAAAAATACTTTAGAATCGTTAGAACATGTTTTACCTAACGCCATTGCAGGCTCTTTATCAGGAGAAAAAATTGCTGAAGGAATTGTAGATACAACAAAAAAAGTATCAAATGAAGCTTTAAAAACCCTTTCTAAAAATTCTGATAAGATTATGGAACATGTTAATACTATAACAAAAGAAACTAAAGTCGTAACAGATAATGCTATAAAAGCAATCAGTAGTGCTATGACTGAGATGATAGAAGTTACAAAACAATTAAAATCAAAGATTACAGAGACTGCAGATGAACAATTCAAAAACATTTTTGATAGAAATACGCTTATAAACAGTCTCAAAACTGTTCTTGGGATTCATGACATGATATCTTTACCTGGTGGTGGAGACAGGTTTTATTTGGACGAAGATGGAATAAAAAAATTTAACAAAAAAGATACTGTAATGGCCACAACTTTAGGACCTAAAACAAAAGAAGAGGCAATGGAATATATATCACCTAAAACACCAACCATAAATGAAGTACAAACACCACAAATTCAAAAAACTTATATAACAGATTTGGCTTCAAAAATAAATGAAAAAACATCAAAAGAAGAAACAAAAAAAATAGAAGCATCTTTTGAGCCATTAAATATTAACTTAAATGTGAATTTAAAATTAGAAGGAGCTCAAAATATTGATAAGTCAAAAATAGAAGAAACTTTAAACAATATGTTAAAAACAAAAGAAGTTACAGATCAAATAAAAACATCATTAGAATCAATTAAAGGATTTGTTTTTAAATAAAAAATAATAATTATTCTATTTATAGAAAAAAAATTATAAATGGCAGAAAGTTTATTAAGTTTTCAAAATAGTGCAAATTTTAGAAATGCTTTAGTCACAAGAACTTTACCAAAATATAGTGTTGCAGGATTTTATTCTTCACCACAAGGTCCTACAAATTATGAAATTTTACTTTCCGATTATAGTGATACCAACTCACCAAATATTGGATCAACAAATGTTGCAAATAGTTTATACCCGTTAAATACATATGGTCCAAATGGAGGATTTGTAAATCAAATTTCTTATAATGGACCCCTTGTAATTAGTTCATCAAATCAAGGAGAATATAATCCACCAACTACAGAATTATTCATACCATCAGAGCCAAATAGAACAAATGCTTTTTTAAAAAATAATTATGGACCTACAGGAGGATTTAATGACTTAATAATTTTAACAGACATTCAATTAATTGGGCAAATCCATCAAAATTATTGGGATCCGCCTTCATTTAATGCATCGTCATATAACACATATAACTTACTATTAAACGATAACCCAACAGGAAGTGATGGATCATTGTCAAACGACTCTTATATTGTAAAATTAGGACAAAGTTCTTTAAGATCAAATGTAAATGCAACAATAGCTTCTATAGATTTGAGACAATTATATAGAGAAACAAATACAAATCAAACGTCACCGTCTGCTTTAGTTGGTAATGGATTAGGAGGAAGTGTTGATTTTAGAATTACACTTTCACAAAATCCAACATCTTATTTAGATAAAATACAAGGTAATTATTCTCCAACATCACCAATCGAAGGAGGAATTTTTATAGACGATAATGATGACAGAAGTCCTACAACATCAGGACAAGTATTAAACATTGCTCAAAATGTTGCGGGCGGGTCTTTAAATTTATTGGGTGGATTTAATAGATATACACAACCATCAAAAAAATTGCTAGAACAAACTGGTGGAGGACAAATATCAACATTATTTAGTTTATTAAATAAAAATATTTTTAAACCATCTTATGTTTTACCTACAGGAGGTAACGTGGTAATAAATGGAGTTAATAGTATATTACGAAATTTTGGTGCGGCAATAGAAGGAGGTTTTTACGTTGGTTCAGATTTTAATAATCCTTCATTTATTGGGTCTCCTTTAAATGCAATACCAATAGATGCTTATGGACATAGAATAGACGCAATTGTTTTTGGCTCAGATGAGTTAAGTACTATTTATGAAGGAGACAGGTCACTAAATTGGAAGTTTGGTTTAGGCGGTCTTGCTTATGATGATTGTTCAAAACCTGATGCTGGTTTTGTATGGGTATCTCCAAGATTCTATAATAATATAGGATTTAAAATTAAACAAGGCGGAGATGCGGTTGAATTAGATAACGATGTTAATCAAATTGCAAGTACTCTTTTTGAAAATACATCAGATAAATTCAATTTTAAACAAGGGTCTATCTTAGACGAAACACAACGATTAGTAAACTCTGCAGACAATTTAACAGGAATAAGAAGATTAAAACACGCAGGAAACGCTATTAACCAAATTTCTAAAGTTTTTCATGATGGATATAAGGAGATTACCAAAGGATCAAAAATTTTAAAATACATAGACAATTCAACAGGAGAAGAGGCTGGAATACAATACGAAAGAATTTTTACAAAAGATACTCCATACTATACATTCAACGATTTACAAAAAAAAGACGGAATAACTACAAGTGGAAGAAAATTTAATAATTCCGTTATGGATAGATCGTATAATTTAAATTTTGCACCCTACAAAGGTTTGGGATCAACAAGTGTAGGAATAAAAAACGCAAAAAAATACATGATTTCTATAGAAAATTTAGCATGGAGAACTTCAGACAGACCCGGATTTACCTATGAAGATTTACCAATTTCTGAAAGAGGACCTAACGGAGGTAGAATAATGTGGTTTCCTCCTTACGATGTAACATTCAAAGACGGATCAACCGCTAATTTTGATGAAGTTTCTTTTTTAGGAAGACCTGAACCAGTATACACTTATAAAAATACAACAAGAACAGGAACTTTATCTTTTAAAATAGTTGTGGACCACCCTTCAATTTTGAATTTATTAGTTAATAAACAATTAGAAAAATTAGGTGATGAAAAAGTTCAATCTATAATAAATTCTTTTATTGCGGGCGCGACTAAATATGATTTGTATGAGTTAGCAGCAAAATTCAATACATTACCTTTAAGAGAGTTAGAATCATACCAAAATTTATTAAACGATAATAGATTAACGGAAGAAGAATTACAACAAATACAAGGATCGATTCCCAAAGAAAACACAAGCCCAGAAAACGCAAATACTGTTGCTAATAACGATGTTTCAAATTCAAATTTTGTAGCAGAAAATAGAGGTAAATTGGGATTTTATTTTTTTCCAAATACAAATACTTTTAAGGAGTCCATTAATAATTATCAAAATTATCAGTTAAATATTCAAACTAATGCGCCTTTAGAAGTTGAGGTTAACGGAAAAAAATACCAAAAAGAAAGCGCAGTATCTTTTAAAAATATTTTTGAGTCCAATTATACCCAATTACAATCTTTTGTTGAAAAAATAAAATCTATTATTTCTAATTCTAACACAATATCATTAAAAATATCTGGAAAAAACGAAGCTTTTGCAAACAGCTCAAAATCATGGTTAGAAGAAAATTTAAAAAATGAAATTGACAATGGAGATATTACAATCACATCAGACGGTTCTTTATCAAACGTAACAAATTATCTATTTACAGTAATTCCACCAATGCCAGGAGAAAGTTTTTCAACTAATCCGCAAATTATAAATTCATCTAATGAAGGGAATATTATATATTCATTTCCAAGTTTAGCAACTAATGTGGCGGTAGTAAGTGAAATTGTTATACAAAAAAAGCAACAAAATGAAGACCCAACCAAAAAAAATAATTTAAATCAAAGTAAACCAGATCAACCTAACCCTCAGTCTGTAAAACCACAACCAAATACTGATGTAATAGATAAACTCAAACAACAAATAGGAAAAAAAATAGTTAGAACACTTTTAAACGAACAAGATTACTTTGAAATGTTAAAAGACTCAGATCCTTTAGTATTCAAAGGGTTAAAAAATAAATTAAAATATTTTAATCCAGTTTTTCATTCAACAACACCTGAAGGACTAAATGCCAGATTAACATTTTTGAATCAATGTGTTAGACCTGGTCAAACAATACCTGTAATTGGTTCAGATGGAAGACCAAAATATAATGACGCAATAAATACGTCATTTGGAGCTCCACCTGTTTTAGTAATACGAGTTGGTGATTTTTATCATACAAAAGTAATACCAGGTACATTATCAATTGATTATGAAACACCCAACTTTGATATTAATCCTGAAGGTATTGGATTACAACCTATGATTGCAAAAATAAGTATTGATATAAAATTTATTGGAGGACAAGGTTTAGGTAGACCAATTGAATCATTACAAAATGCTTTATCTTTCAATTTTTATGCTAACACAGAAGTTTATGATGAAAGAGCAGAAGAAACAGAATTAAACTATGCTTTAGTAGAGTTGGTAGATAAAGCAATTGCAAATCAAACAGTTGAAGAACAAAAATCATTAAAAGGGGGAGAAACAATAGGAAGTATTCTTACAACAGTAGTAAGTGGTAATACTGAATCTGGAGACATTGACTATTCTAAAGTTTATAATGAATTAGCAACACAAACAAAAGAATATATTAATATAAGTTATAATCAAATAGAATCTATAAATAGCTTAACTAATTATAGTATGTATACTCTATTAACAGATGAAAGACATTTTACAAGTGGAGATACTATGATATATAGTAAAACACCACAAAATACATTAATTTTTGGAAAACCCGATAACCAAGAAAAAAAATTAAACAAACTTTCATCTAAAATTAAAGATGATATTGAAAATTTGAATGATCCATTAATGGTAGATATAAAAGGTATACCAGGTATAACAGAACCAATTATGAGAAATTTAAAAAGAGATTTGAAAAAATATGTTGAAAGTGTTAGTAAAGAAATAGTTGTAGATACAACAAATCCCATAAATGAAATAGTGAAAGTACAACAAAATTTGGTTACTCTATTTAATAAACTTAATATTGTTACAATGGAAAATGTTCAACAAACAGTAATAAAAGGACAAGATGGAAAAATATCAAATAAAGGAGAAGTAGTGTTTTATGATTTGTCGGACCCAAAAGGAGTTTTTGATAAAATGTTATCTGATTATGGATTAATTGCAAAAGCTTGTAACGATTTAGATAAAATATACAAAGACTACAAAGTGTTAGCTAAAACTGAAACAGATAAGCTTTATGACGAAGAAGTATGTTGTTCTAAGGACTTTTTTAATGGAGAAACTGATGGCTATAAGAGATTCTATACATTATGTTCACAAACATTTACTAATCCAGATAAATTTTCATTATTTGAATCATATATAATAACACAAGAAGTGAAACAAGCTGGGCTTGAACCAGATTTTAAAAATATATTAAAAAAGTTAAAAAACAATATGGAACAAACCTACCAGAACCAAAAAAACAAATTATACAATATAAAAAATTCGACCGATTTAGACAAACTAAAAACTTTCAAACTCGAAGAAACAGATAGAAAACTTTTATATAAAACAGCTACAGGGTTTCCAGATATTTCTTATGTTACTAAAGAAAAACGAATAAAAGAAATATATAGTCCATATAACTCAAACTTGAATAAAAAAACATTTAACGGAAAAAATAAATTAAATTAATATGCAATTACAATATTATAATAGGTATAGTCAATTTTTAGAAAATGGACAACCAATTACCGTACCATTTGTAAAATTAGACCCAAAACCAAGCGATAAAAATTATATTTATAAACTATCTCAATCTAGACTAGATAAAATATCTCAAAAATATTATAATAGTCCATATTTTGGTTGGTTAATTTTAGCAGGAAACCCAAAATATGGAGGTCAAGAATGGAATATACCAGATGGGTCAATTTTAAAAATTCCTTTTCCACTAATAACGTCTTTACAGGACTATAAAAATGCTATAGAAAATTATTATTTTTATTATGGTGGTTAATAATGAAAATATTTCAGTTGATTTTGATTATCAAAATGTATTATTAATAGACCCAAATAAAATTATTGATAATGATGGTAATGTAAAAGAAAGGCATGTAAAACAAGAAAATTTTGTAATGTATGCTAATTTAGAGTGTAAAGTTATGCCAAGAACAAGACTTGCTCTTGGTATAAGCCCAACTAATAATGAACAACAAACTATATCAGTTGCAACAATTAATTTTTTAAACCCTGGACTTCAAAAAACTTTAACTAACAAATATACTGATGAAATTACTGGAAGAGGCGTGTTAGAAGGACAAGGAATTAATCAAGCTGTTCAAACACAAATTAAAAGACCAAATAATTCAGACGAATTTTATTTAAATCAAACTTTTATGTCTGAAGGTAAAAATCAAACAACTCAGACAGGATTATTAGGTATAAAATCAATAAACATTCAAGACACAACCAAATTTTTTCCTACTGTTACAATTAAATTATTGGATGTCAGAGGCAGGGCTCTTTTTGAAATGGGAGACAATTCACCATATTCAGTATTTTTTCAATACCCATATCCACCTTTTTTTCTAACAATTAAGGGTTTTTATGGAAAGGCTGTTAAGTATAACTTACAATTAAAAAAATTTAAAAGTAGATACGATTCTGACAGTGGATCTTTTGATGTTACTTTAGATTTTGAACCTTATCAATTTACTATTTACAATGAAGTTTCATTGTCTGATTTAGTTGCTTTACCAAACATGTATGAAACACAAATAAGTACAGTGACTAATCAAAACCAAACAAATAACAATTTACAAATAAATGCAAACCAAAATTCAGTTACTCAAAATGTCGTAACTAAAGGTTACGAAAAAATTAGAGAAGTATATAATGAATATAAAAGTAAAAATCTTATTGATAAAAATTTACCAGAGTTTACTTTGATACAATTTAAGGAAAATCTAACAACTTTTATAAAAAACATACAAAATAATTACAAAACACAATCATTAAACGTACTAACAGATTGTGAAGTTTATATAAATGACCTTTCAGATTACTTAAAAGAAATATATACAAATCAAGATTCTTGGTGGAAAACAAATATAGACTTAACAAATCCAATAATAATTAAAGATTCAAATGAAACTATAACTATATTCCCATTAAAAAAAGAAATAAATGACGACCCCCCAAAAAAGGCCACCGCAAAAAGTTTATTAGAAAACATTAATAAAAAATATAAAGATAAATTAGAAAAAAACGTTTCATTTGGAAAAAATGGAAGTTACAAAATTGATAATAAAACTTTTAATATTAACATTCCTGTTGATATAGAATATCAAAATTTTTTATATAACAAGATTGAAACTATTAGTAACTCATACCCAATTGACTATAAAAAAACTTTAGTTGCTAGATCAGCACTAACTTCTCAACCAACACAAACAGATATTGACGACTTTAAAACTAAGTTAGATAATGAAATTAGTACAACAACAAAAGATTGGTATTATTTTATACTAGAAGGTATAACAAATCAAACATTTTTTGAAAAATATGGAGAAATAGAAAAACAAATAAAAAAATCAAAACAAGATTTAGAAAATAATTTAACGGAATTTTTTGCAAAAAATTTAACAGAAAAACTTGGTTATAAACCAACAATAAGAAACATGATTGGAATTATTATTGCAAATTTTGAAGCCTTTTTAAGATTGCTTGATGATGTCCATGTATCTGCTTGGTATCAAAAAGATAATACAATAAAAAAAATGGCAATTTTACAAAATCAATCTAATAGTGTTTCTGTTGATAAGCCAATCATACCAAAAAAAAATCAACCAGTTTATCCTTGGCCACAACTTATACAAGAAAAAACTTTTTCAGGTAAAACAATTTATGATATTGTATACCCAGGAGATTTTCCAAATACTGGATCGAATGATTATAGTGTATGGCCTGAAGTAGAATTTGTTGAAGAATATTTGATAGGATTGACACAAAGAATCAACCCAACTTCTATTCAAGCGACTAACACTAATACATCATTTACTTCATATATAACTTATGATGCGGTTGAATATCCCTTCACTCAAGAAATATATAGTAATAAACAAGAAGTAAAATTTATTTATGAAATTTACGAAAGAATAACAACTTATGCTTTTTACAGTAAATTAGGCAGAGGAAACTCAACAAAATATAATGTTTTCAAAACTTTGATGGAAGCAGAATTACACAATATATTACAATCTTTACAAAATTCAAACCCATTTTTGATACAAACTTTAAAAAATTATACTTTTAATGCAGCAAACTTTGAATTGATTTTAAGACACATATCAAATGAAGGTACAGGAGAAAGTTGGGAAAATTATTCAAGAGGTATTTATAATAACCCATATTTAGAAAGTGTAACAAACAATCCATTTTACATATCATCTTTTGAACCACCATCACAAAAAATTACACAAAGTATAAAAAATTTAGAAAATTATTTAAATAATTCTTTAGGTGAAACGATAGTATATGATCAAACAGATGTATATCCATACATAAAAAATGAATGGTTGTTGAATAATGTTGCAAATGCCGTTAATTTAACTTCAGACCCAATAAATTTTTTTAATACATCAAAAGTAATTAAGTTTAATCAAACTATAGCGCAAGTTGCAAATTTTGAAAATTCTTCTTCTGATGTAAGACCTTTTACTAATTTTTCATTTAAAAATGGTAAATTAATAAATTCAGGTGACACTTCTCTAAATTATACAACTAAAACAGAATTAGAATCTTTCTTTAATAAACGAAGTTTAAATCCTTTAGATCAATTTCCTACGGAAGGTAATTTAAATTATAAAAATTACAATGGATTTTTAGTTGAATCTGGCACAACATCGATGTTAAATACGCCTTATTTTATAAATTCAATTTTAAAAGGGGTTGAAAATTATAAAAATTTTGATAAATATCCATATCGAGAAGCGGCTTATTTATTTTTAAATAGTTTACCTTTATCAACTTTAAAAGAAAAATACATATCAGGAGATACAGAAACAGATGAGCTAAGCTATATATTATCAACATTCAAAAAACAAAGTGCAATACATAAATTACCATTTGCTTGGGTTTTAAAATACGGTTCTATTTGGCATAGATATAAAAATTGGGTAGAAACTGGAAATGATTTTATGGCAGCAGTTTGGAAAGATTTTGATCAAACATCAAATTATGACCCTATAACAAACAACCCAAATAAAACATATTCATTAAAAACAGACAACCAACTTTATGATATAGTACTTCAAGAAGATGTTACAACAGGATTGTTAACATCAACCCAGATGAATTTAGGGTTTTACCCAAGAGTAATAAATGATTTTAATTATTTCTATAACGGTTTAAATTTATTTTCCGCATATACATCTTCAGAAATACAAAAAGACATTGATAGTGAAAATTTAATTATCAGTTATTATCCCGAATCGTCAACAAATTTTTCATATGGTATAGATCCGGCGGATCCAAATAGATCTATAATAATTAAAACATGGTCTTGTGTGGTTAAGGATATTTTAGATAATGAATATATAATAATACCATCTTTTGGGTCAAAATATAATCAAACAAAATATGAATGTTTTGACGAAACAAACCAAAATGGATGGAAATTAAAAATAGAAGTAAAAAATAACCCTGCTATTTTTAATGGATCTGTTCGAATGTTCTGGCCGGCACCAAATTATGGGTATTTTGATAATTCAAAAGTTGCATTAAATAGACCAGATCAATATCTTAAACAAATTATCACGGATAGGAAAACACAAGAAAATTTTAGAATTCAATCAGAAGTTACAAAACCAATACAATTGTTATTTAAAGATAAAGCAGAATATTCGTTCATAGATGAAATGTTTTCTGTTTTTGAAAAAGATATATTAGATATTTTTGAACAACATTTTTTAAATTTTTCGAAATCTAGATATGATTATGAAAATATTTTAAAAACACCACAAGGGTATCAAACTGTAGACACTGTAACCACACAAAGAAACAAAAATTTTCAAACATTAATGAGGGAATTAATGAAAATAAAACCAAATAATAAAGTTAAAGTTACACCAGACAAATTTGTAGAAAATATTAGAGTTTCACATCTTGAAAGTTTTATTAAAGGAATTGAAAATTTTATGACTTACGACATTCTTTTAAATATTGGAAATTCATCAAATTATAATAAACAAAAATTTTATTCTCTAACAAGAATTCCTTTAGTAGGAAAATATATTCCGAAACCATATAAGGTAAATACACCTGTTGCTTTACCTACACAATTTAACACAACAACATTAGCACAATCTGTGTTTTATTATCCTGATGAATGGAAATCTTTAGAAGTGTATGTAGGATTTTCAACAATACCGGAATTAATTTACAAAGACGGTGGTTCATATATAACAGATTTTTTTGTTGATTTAAATATAGAATTCACTCAAAAAAATATAGAATACTATTCTTATCTAATAAAAATGTATGCAAGTGCTAAACTGTTAAAACAATCACTTACACCTTTAGAATTTTACCAACAAATACAAAATTACATTGAAACTACTAATATCTTTAGAAATGATATGGTAAATGATTTAATGCCAAATTTAGTAAAACAATTACCAAATGTTACAACCACTAAAACATCAAAAAAAGCAAATATTTCAGGAAAAACGAGTAGAATTGAAATTTATGAAAAATTTAAAGCTTTAAATGATAAATATATTGCAGGTAATGAATATAAATTAACTACATTGTTTGAAGATTTTTATTTTGTAGATAGGGCTTCAAGAAACGTGGGAGATCAAATTTACTGTGATGTTGTGAATTGGCAAGAAAAAATTAATGGATTACTTGTTAAAAATTCAGAATATTCAATAGGACAATTATTAAAAGAGTTAATAAATGACTCTGGTTTTAATCATTATCAACATCCTGGATATGTTAACTATTATGATGTGAATGATATTAATGTTAGACCAAATTCTAAAAACCAAGGATCAACTCAAATCGCAAATGATTTATTTGGAACATATTTGAATGTTGATTATAGAAAATCTAAAAGTAAGTGGTTAAATATTTTGAAAGGAGGAGATAGTTTAAATTTGGATATACCAGGAAATGATTTCAAAAACGACGTATTTCAATTATCAAGACAATCAGACATGCCATTATTGGAAGATCAGACCGCAAAATTAGATTGGGCATATTCTAATAAAGTTGTTGCATTTAATGTTGATATGGGAAGATTTAATCAAGGGGTGTTTAAAAACATAGACATTAATATGGAGAATGGACAAAAAACCGCAGAAGAAATAGAACTAAATTATGCCACAGCACAACAAGCTGGTGGTCAAAACTCTTTTGCTCAATCATATTCAATGTATAATTTGTATAAGTATAGAGTTTATTCTGCTAATGTTAGTATGATGGGATGTGCTCTCATTCAACCCCTTATGTGGTTTAATTTGAAAAATGTTCCAATGTTTTATGGACCATATGTTATAAGGTCGGTAAATCATTCTATTGCTCCAGGGTCATTTACAACAGATTTTGTTGGTTATAGACAAAGAATTTCAGAATACGCACCTCAAGAAAATTATTTACAAAGTATAAAACAAAATTTTGTTACACCTTTATTAACAAGTGCAAAAAATAATGTTTCACAAGGAGTCACAACAAATTTAAGTTCACAACAAACTAATAAACTTTCATCACTTGATGGAAGAATTTTACTTGATACACAAGATTCTTGTGGAACATTAAGAACTTCTTCTTTTACATCTTTACCATATAGCGCAAGTACTCAAAACAATGAACCTTCTAATAATATAAAAAATTCTATTGAATCTAGTATTAATAATATTGCAGGATTATCACAACAACAAAAAACAATCTTAAAAGAATTGGTATTTACAATTGCTTATTTGACAAATGGGAATGATACAAATCAAAATTTTGAATTAGAAGGTAATAATTTAGGGGATATAGATTTAACAGTTTTGTGGGGAGGGTCATCCGCATCCATTATAAAATCAGGATCAATAGGATATTTTTGCGGTAGAGTTAATACAAACGAAAAATTTATACCCTATGCAAATTTCAAAGATATTCAAACGCCAATCGAAGTTTTAGTAAATTACTTTGAAACAGTAGTCAAAAACGATGTGAATTTACCAAATATGAATGATTTTGATAAAAAGGAAGAATTTGCAAAAATATATACACAATATTGGCCAAGTGTTTTACCAAGTAATGTGTGGGATACAATGTTATCGGTTGACCAAGACAAAATAAAAACCAAAATACAAAAAGCATTCAATTTATTGTAATAATTGTAAAAGTTATCAATTAATGATATATTTATAATAAAAAAATATGACAAATACAAAATTAATCTTAGACAATTATCTTGGAAAAAATACCAAAATTTCTGAAAAAGATAATGGAGACGGAACCAAACAAGTTTGCGACATGGAAACTGGAGAATGTTACACACTTAGAATAAAAGATGGGCTAATTGAAAGAGTTGACAACACAGTTAAACAAAACAAAAAAGTTCAAGTAGAAACCAAAACAGGTATAAAACAATTATTAAATGGATAAATGAATATAGATAAAAAAATTATTGAAGAACTTAAAAGATATAATTATATAAACAAGTATATTATTGAACAAACGGCTGGAGAACCTCCTGTTGATGAAATGGGAGGAGGAGGTGGTGCCGCCCCTTTAACAGACATAGGAGGTGATGCAGGAGGTTTATCACCAAATCCTACCACTCCACCAACACCAGGTGCCCCAAATGATCAAACAACAGGAACTACGCAAACAAACGAACCAACAAAAGTAGACATCGAAAACGATCCTGATGTTGAAGAAGTTGGAACTGAAAACGAAGAATCTGAAGATTTAGATATAACCGATTTAGTTAACTCACAAAAAAATATTGAAGAAAAACAAAAAGAATATTTTGATAATTTATTCAAGCAACTTGGTGACTTAGAAAAAAAAGTTGGCGAAATGGATAATTTAGTTAAAACAATCAATAATTTAGAATCCAAAATAGACAAAATTAGGCCTAAAACTCCAGAGGAAAAATTAGAATTAAGAAGTTTAGACTCTGGACCATTTAAACAAAAACTATCAGATTTTTTTGTTGACAAAAAAGAAGAAATGGAAAAATCAGGAAAAAATGAATATATTTTAACTTCAGATGAAATAAAAGATTATACACCTGGCGAAATCGAAGATTCATTTTACGATTATGAAGATGAACATGAAAATTAAAATAACCCAAAATATTTAAAATAGTTTAAAATTTAATATTTTTAATTTGTTCTGATTGACAAAACACATTTATACTCTTACATTTTTATACACATAAACCTTTAATTTTTATTTTAACTATGGCGACAAATTCATTAGACGCAGTACTAGCACAGTACGAAAAATCACAAAGTAGTTCAAACACTACAACAAAAATGTCCTCTGAAGACCGAATGAAAAAATACTTTGCGGCACTTCTAAAAGACAATGAAAAACAAGGACAAAAACGAGTTCGTATTCTTCCTACTACAGACGGTTCCTCACCTTTCAAAGAGGTTTGGTTTCACGAAATCCAAGTAGACGGAAAATGGCAAAAGTTTTATGATCCGGCTAAAAATGACAATGAGCGTTCTCCTTTAAATGAGGTATACGAAGAACTTATGTCAACAGGAAAAGAATCTGACAAAGAACTTGCTAAACAATATAAAGCACGCAAATTTTATATTGTTAAAGTAATTGATCGTGAAAACGAACAAGACG